GCAAAATTTATCCACAAGCTTAGGACGGTCAACACCATTACTAAAGTCGAATGGATGGGCCATAAAGCCATTAATGCTGAAGACGTTATATGGGCAATGGAGGATGAGGCATGAGCTTTCCAGATTTAAAGCCAATAGACACTACAGAAATTGATTCCGCGCTAGAGTCACTAAATAACGCGCTGGGCGTACTGCGGCAACACAAAGAGCTTGATGAGTACGACGAGAGCGTTATGGGAAAGCGTTTCGATAGCTACGCGGATTTTATAAGTGAGCGGTTTAAAAAGGGCTTTGTTGACGGTTACTTAACCGGATATTACGAAAACGAAGATAGCTCAGAAGCGTATCACGCGGGTTTCAAAGATGGTTATGAGTATTCGCAAATGCTGGACAACGTAACAGACTTGGGAGAGCGGTTATGAGTGCGTGGGAAACTTTGAGTGCGGTTAATGTCAACGAACATACCGAGAAAAAAGGCAGGTTTACTTATCTGAGTTGGGCGTTTGCAGTGCAAGAATTGCTGAAGCGATACCCTGATGCTACTTGGGAAAACCTTGAGCCGACTGTATACCCTGACGGCACAATGATGGTCTGGTGCAAGATTACGGTCGACGGCGTTACGCGGACAGGCTACTTGCCAGTTCTTGACCACAATAACGGGCCGATAGCACAGCCAAATGCGTTCCAAGTTAATACGGCCATGCAACGCTGTCTCGCAAAGGCGATAGGTCTAATGGGGCTTGGTTTGTATATCTACGCGGGTGAAGACTTGCCCGAAATTACGGATTACTCCGTTGCGAGGCAAATGGTAGAGGCGGGCGACCCTATCGCGTTTAAAGAGTGGTTAGTGGAAATCGGTGAAGAGCGGCACATTGCTGTTTTTAACGATGCGCCAGCCGGTGAAAAAGTTGCGTGGAAAAAGCGGTTTACAGAAGAGGTTAAGAAGGCAGACGAAAAGTTTCAAGAGTACGCCAGCGCCGTAAGCGGTGCGATAGCGAAAGCAGACGCTTACGACCTCGCGCAAGTGTTCGACGAGATTGCAGAAATATCGCAGTCTTTAAAGCGGCGCGTTTGGGGCGTCTTAACTCCCGACGAGCAGAAATCTGCAAAAGAGCTAAAAGAGGTGACAGGCTAATGGCAAAGACTAAAGACATCAGGGCGGTAATCGGCACTTACGAGCAGGGCGGTGAAACTAAAAGCCGCTATGCGACTGTGGGGGCGCTTTTTGAGGGCCAGAAAGGTATGGTGGCAAAGCTAGACCTCATCCCCACCAACCCTGACTGGGACGGGACTTTGTTCTTTAACGACCCCTATGAGGTTAAAAAAGAGCAGTTTGATGAAGGGATGGATATGGCGAGAAAAACGCTAGGGGGGCAACCTGTAAAGCAGGCGGCTCAGGATATGACGGCAGAGGTAGGTGAAGATGATATACCGTTTTGATGTTGGCAAAAGCTTGAGAAAGATTCAAGCAGACCGCAGGGTGAGCAACATTGAGCTTGCAAAGCTCTTTGACGTTACACCAGTACAGGTGGCGAGGTGGCGCAGTGCTACAGACTTAAAGTTTAGTCGGGTATCACAGTTATGCGACCACTTTTCTATATCGCTAGATGAGTTTGCAGGGCTGGGAGGTTAAGGCAGAATAAAAAAGCCCCACCGAAGTGGGGCATAAGACTCTTAGGAGAGAATCGTCACGCAGCAAGGGGACCGGTGACTATTCAAATTTACTCCTACACAGTAATAAATGCAAATGTCTCCAGAGATTGACGGGCGTTAGGCTAGGGAATCTAAAAACCCTAGAGCGGAGTTGACCCTCTCTATAATGCGCCTCCCAGTGCCGAGAGCTGGTAACGGGAATAGATAACAAAATTCGATACGTCAATCGAAGCTCGCCATTATTAATTAACCGTAGTGCGCGTCAAGCGCATTAAAAGGGTAAGGGTGGAGGATATAAAATGGTTAAAACACGGCATGAAGAATTACGTGAGCAAGTAACGGCGTATCACCAAAAGCACCCAGAAGTTTGGCACTTGTTTTGCAAGTTCTCTTTTGAAATGATTGAGAGGGGCTTTACGCACTACAGTGTGAGCGGAATTTTTGAGCGAATCAGGTGGGAAATGGACGCGGGCGGCGATGGCGTGACAATGTTTAAGATCGGCAATAATTACAAGCCGTTTTATGCGAGGCGCTTTATGAATTGCTACCCAGATCAGGAAGGCTTTTTTAGGCTGCGGTATCAAACAACGCAGGATAAGCCAGCGACTAACCTAAAAGAGTTTAGCCCGCAGGACGTATAGCAGAATGGGGTCAAAATGATAATTAGGGAATTGGCAGAATTAATATGGAAATCAAAAGCCTGTCAGGACGGTGAGTATTTTTCACTGAGTGACATAGAGCAGGAGCTACAAAGCAAGCGCGGAAAAACAAAGTTGGCGCTCCATTCGCTAGTACAAGAACGCCGAATATACGGTGACTATCACAGTGACAGAAAGTGGTACATCAAAGCCAATAAGCATTTCATTTTTACACAGCGGCTAGCAAACTACGAACCACCCACAACATTAGAAAAAGAGCATTTAAATATTTGGTTATCTAGGGAGAGGTACGAATGATTTTGAAAACAGGTGAAAATTGGGAGCCAGAAGAGCAAGACGTTTTAGCTTGGCAGCGGGCTTACAAAAATATTGACGTATTCAGCGAGCTAGACGCCATGTCGTGCTGGTGCGAGGCGAACCCAGCCAAGCGCAAAACGAAGGGGGGCGCGAAGCGGTTTGTTAATGCATGGCTACAGCGGGCTGACAAAAGCGGCGGCAGTCCATTTAGGGAGCAACCGAAAGAAGGCGAGGCATTGCCTATCCGCAAGTGGACAATGCTAGATATGATTACGCACGATTTTATGAACAGCGGGAAATTTAGGGCTGAAATGATGGAGCGTCATGGGCAATACATGAGCGGCGGGGGAATTCGATATGTCAGGGATTGAAGGGGAATCGTGGGTAATCAATAACAAAACTCACCGAGAGTTTCTATTGAAGTTCATAGAGGATAACAAGCACCAAGAAATAGCGTTTAAGATCGTCAGACCGCAACGCACACTGAAACAAAATAGGGGCATATATGCTTTTCTGAATGAAGTCGCAGAGCAAATGAAAGCGGGGGGCCACGATATGAAAACAATCCTAAAAGACGGTGTCCCGATTGAGCCGACAAAAGAACTGATAAAGGATTACATGTGGATGCCGGTGCAGGCGGCGCTAACGGGTAAAACCGAATCAACAACGGAGCTAGACCAAAAAGAAGTCAATATAGTTTACGAGGCGCTTTCTAGGTTGCTTGCCGAGAAGTACGGCGTGAGCGTGAGGTTCGGCAAAGAGTGATAAAATAACAGATTAATTAATTATGTGGGCAGGAAATGGAACATCCTCTTTTAGAGTTTTGTACCACTGAAAAGCAAACAGCAGTTATTACTTTATGCATGCAAAACGGGTTGTCGCAGCGTGAGGCCGCAATCGCATCAGGCATGTCTCGGAGTACCATAAGAGATCATATTATTGCCGTAAAAGCTAAAGCTGCGCGACAGGGCTACAGCCCAGAAAACGACTGGCATCATCCTGTCCCAGACGGCCATAAAATAAAAGGCGTTTCTACTTTTTATGACGAAGACGGCAAGCCGGTGCGCCAGTGGGTAAAAAGCCAAACTGATGAGCAGCGACAATTCGAGATATTGGTAGAGCGGCTAGAAAGCGCCAATGAAAACCTGCCAAAATTCAAGCCAACTGCCGCGCCTAAGAGTGTAGACGAAGACCTCTTAGCACTCGCGACCATTACCGATTTCCACCTTGGCATGTATGCCTATGAAGCTGAAACGGGCGATGATTGGGATATCAGAATAGCGCGTGACGTTTTTCTAAACGCGATTAACGATATGATTAAATCTAGCCCTGCGGCTGGGGTGGGCATGCTTTGTCAGCTAGGTGATTTCCTGCACTGGGACGGCATACTCAGCGTTACCCCACAAAGCGGGCATATACTCGACGCTGATACGCGTTACGGTAAGCTAGTTGAGCTTTCTATGTCGGTAATGACAGAGGCTTGTAAGCTAATGCTGAAGCGGTACGGAAAGGTGCTAGTCGTATCTGCCGAGGGCAACCATGATATTTCTGGGAGTATTTGGTTGCGGAAGCACCTCAAGCATTCGTTTGCTAACGAGACTCGCTTAGAAGTGATAGACAACGATTTTCCATACTATGCCTATTTGCACGGCAAGACTATGCTGGGCTTCCACCACGGTCACAAAATGAAGCTGGCGGCATTACATAAGTTATTTGCGAGTGAGCCAAGGTTTCGGTCTATGTGGGGAAAAGCAGAGTACACATATTTGCACACCGGTCATTATCATCATGAGCGGCTAATAGAAGATGGCGGGGCAATCGCGGAGATGCATCCAACATTGTCAGGCAGGGACGCCTATGCCGCTAGGGGTGGATATGTATCAGCGAGAGGCGCTAAAGTAATTACCTATAGCAAAGTCGACGGAGAGATATCGCGCTCAACAGTGAGGCCAAGAATGTGATCGACTTGATGGGCGTCCGGTTGCCTAACGGTGGGAATGCCATTTTTCTTACATCAACGGTAAGCGGCGCACATAGCGATATATCTGACGAATCGTTGACCATTGTTTACTCCGAGGCGTTTGCAGAAGGGATTACCGTGGCCATGCCTATAGAGGAATTTTATACATTGTGGATGACCTGCCTTTTGTCTGACTACGAAGTTGAAGACGTTGAAACTGTAGACTTAGGGCCGATGCACTGAGCGCGCCAGAATTAATCTATTGCGATAAATGCAACACGTTAATGGATGCAATTTACCTAGAAATATACGATCATCGTTTGCATGGCTGGGAATGCAGAAATTGTCAGGCATTCATAAAAGCGATTGGGCGAGAGAGGCGTTTTAGGGATGGCACGAAAACCGCAAACAACGGCAACCTTAAAAAAGAAAGCGGCTGAGTTATTGCAACGGTACGTAAGGATGAAGGCCGCTAACGACGAGGGTATTTGTGAATGCGTGTCGTGCGGCAAGCGGGATAGCTGGAAGGCTATGGACGGCGGGCATTTCATTAGCCGTTCTTACACGTTTCATTTACTAAGAGAGGAAAACGTGCACCCTCAGTGCAAGCGGTGCAATCGTTTCTTTACAGGCTGTCACGACGATTACCGGCGTTACATGGTGGATATGTACGGCGAGGATTTCGTTGAGTGGCTGACAGACACCAAAAGAACCATAACAAAATACACTCGCGCCGACCTGCTGGGGATAGTCGCAGAGTTAAAGCAAAGCATAAAAGACCAAGAAACGCGGTTAGCGTGTATGAATTAACCTTGTGCTATAATCTGTAAGCAAATTTAGCAGAAGAGGTGCCTATGTGTGCCGTCCAAAGAATGCAGGAATTTGCCATTAGCCATGAAGTAAAAAATGCTAGTGCGCTACCTGCTATTATCAACGCTCTTGCCCAGCGCCAGTTAGTTACCCTCGACGAATTCCTAGACCGTATGGAGCGAAAGCCAGACCTCGGTGATTTCGTCGCAGAGATGGCCGGTTACTGGAAAAAATCCGTATAAGAGCGTAAATATCTAAACGGGGGTAATTCTACCCGCGTAAGTAACTGAATTCACTTGTGTTTTTAGCAATGGTAATTGCTTGAAAAAAAGCGTTTAATTGTCTTGTGGTATCAAGAAACGTTAATAAATTATCTCAATACAAGGGTGAATATATGAACAACTCAATGAAAAAAATATGCAATTAC